ATTTCGTTTTTCCGTATGGATTCGTGAGTCCTCGTCCAACCTCCATTGTTTCCAGACATGGAGACTTTGCTGCATTTCCATAGACTGTTGCGGATGAGCTGAAAATTATTTTTTTGCAATGAATTATTTCCATGACACTAATGAGGTTTAATGTGCTTATTATATTTTTTTCGTAATAAAGGATTGGTTTTGAAATAGATTCACCGACTGATTTTAATCCGGCTAAATGAATGACCAAATCTACATGTTGAAGGTCGAATATTTTTTTTAGTTTTACTCTGTCTACTAAATCAACAATGTAGAATTTTAAATTGTCTTTTTTCTCAGGGTCAATAATGTTTTGTTTTATGATTTCTATCTTGTCAACAGATGAATTCGACAAGTCATCAACAATAACGACCTGATAATTGAGGTTTAATAGTTGAACCGCAATATGAGAACCAATATATCCTAATCCTCCAGTGAGTAAAATTGTTTTCATTCTAATTCAATAAATCGTTATGTTTCTATATTTATTGAATTAAATATTTATGGTATTTTGTTGTTTCATCAAGAAGTCTATTTTGGATTCCATTTGAGACATGAGAATCAGTAATTTATCTACCTTTTCTTCTATTGTTGGTTGTATGGTTGGATGTGTGGTTGGATGTATGGTTGGTTGTATGGTTGGTTGTATTATTGGTTCCTGAATTGTTTTGAGTTTTGAAAAAATGTCTAGTGTACTATTATTGTTGGATTGAACTTCACTGTTGGAATCTAGTTGACTAGACCAAGACAAGGTTTTTTTTGGCTTAGCCTGGTTCAACTCTTCTAGTGTAGTGGATAATTCATCACCAATCTTGATATATTTAATAGGGGTTGATGTTTCTTCATTGATTGACTTGACCGATGTATTCTCTGCTTTTAACCACTTTTCGGCCTCCTGTTTTTTTGCATTTTCATTATGAATTTTTTCGAGATCTTGGTTGCGTTGAGCAAGTGTTCTCGCAATCAAATCACCCATTGATCCACCGATTGGTTCGTCCATTTTGTCATTAAATTTTGGGGCTTCTGGTATGCTTTGAGTCATGAATTCATTGAATTCATTCTGTTTGGAAGCCAAGTCTCTCTCAAATTGATTCATTCTGTTTGCGAGAATGTCTTGAGCAAGAACTGGTTGTTGTATTGGTTGTTGTATTGGGTGTTGTATTTCTTTTATTTCAAGTTCAGGAATTTTTTGTGGTGATGGTGGTTTTTGTCGCTTTTGTTTTTCATAATAAACAAATCCACTTATGAATCTCTTGTTCATTTGTATCAAGTCTTCTCCAGATGACCCAAACTGACCATAATAAGCATTGATTCCTTGTAAAAAAGTGTTCCTGAATTCTTGGGTTGGTGGTGAAATATTTTCGTCCAATATAATTTCCCAGAGCAACTCTACATTTTCTGGTTGCAAAAATACCATTGGTGTTCAAATATATTAAAACAGCTAAAAAGTGTTTAAGTCGAAAAAATAATAAAATACTTTGTATATGACAGAATTTTATTATTTTACCCAAAAAGCAGAATCATCACCAATTATGTGGAGTATTGGACTAGAGCCTTCTCCTATTTCGCTGAATATTTTTCTAGACGAACTGAAAAAAATCCCTCAATTTTGTAGAGGGGACGACGCGTCAATTTCGATAAACCATTTTTACAACAGTATTACAATTTCCACAAATGTCATTTACGTGTTTGCTGGAAAAGGAGAAGAGTCTTCCATCAAAGGAGTCATTGCCTTTAATTACGATAATGTAGGCAAAGAAGCACACATTGTTTCTTTGTGCACGGTTGAACCTGGATATGGTGCGCCATTGGTTGAACTGGTGAAAAAATACACTTCCAAGACGGGAGGTCTAGTCTTGTCTACGATTGCATCAAAAAACAATCTGGGTTTCTATCAAAAAATGGGATTCGTTGAAGACGCGAATGGATTCATCAACAACCAAATAAGAATGAATTATCAAGTTGACGGGAGAAAAGGTGGGTATCGAAGAAAATCAAAAACAAGAGGTTCTAGTAAATCAAAAATTCGACGAACGAAAAAGTCTAAAAAACACTATAGATGATTTAGAGTTTGAAACAATGAAACACCTGGAGAAAAATTCTCTATGACTGCATATTATTTTATTGATATATGTCTATAAAATAATTGTTCTAACCGTTGAAATAAACCTTTCTGAATTTTGAAATATACTTGTCTGGTATAATGTGCGTTTTGAAATATTCTCCTTCGTTGGCTTTGTCTTCCAACATATGAATAATGAAATATAACGCATAAATACCACATTGCCCATCTCCGTATTGATGTTCTACGGGGTGATTTTGGTCAAAGACGAATTTCTTTCCCATGGCTTCCCCTTGCTCTTGAACCTTTTTCACAAATCGCATCGCTTCTTCCGGCGCTGGGTCACCCACACTATCGAAAAAGAATATTTTTTGTTTCTTCACATTGATAAACATGGATATCCAGTGCTGTCCTGGTTTGGTATGTGGGTCGGTATTGAATATGATACCCATCTTGCTTTTTCCTTTGTTTATTTCTTTTTGTAAATCAAAATGGCACAAATCCTCCCACACGCATTCTCCGTCGATATAATGTGAATCATAATCAATTGGACTCGGACCAATAAATTCAAAACATTTATATTTCTTTTCATACTGCTTCATAACTTTTATGATTTCAATACTCGAGAGCCATTCATTCGGGTTTTTCTCCCACTTTTTCGGCGCTTCTGGTGCAAAATTTTCTGTTATTTCATGATTTAATTTGCCATCCACGAACTTTTGCTTCAACCAACACATTTCGCTATCACACACACTATTCATTTTATCGCGCAATTTTAACCAAATTTCATGAGACGACTTATTTTCAATTTTATCGTCTGGATGTCGGGCATTCCACAAAATTTTCAACTTTAATAACGATTCGTCTTGCAAACATGTAAATCCCGGTTTTTGGTTTGAAGGACTACACATGGCTTTTTTGAAAGTCAACTGTCTTTTTTTGAAATTCCTTTTATGTTTTTTATGTTTTCGTGTTTTTTTGTTCAAATTTGGATTTGTGTACCTCATACTATGTAGCAATATTTTCTTTTTGAACAACTTCGTTCTTTACTTTCTCCTTGATGCCTTTTTTCTTCAAGGTCGGGTCCCTTAAATTAATGTCTTTTTGTTGCGGCAAAACAATCGGTTTGACTGATTTCGTGGATTTTCTCTTGACCAGTTTTTCTAAAGCATTGGGTTCTTGGATTTTGATGCTACGCATGATTAACTTATCCGCTTCTTCCCGCTTTTCTAACGACTCTACCTGAATTTCGCTTTTCGGATCTCCAACCATCAATTCGTGGTAGTCTTCCTGAAGAATGTCACTTTTGTCCAACATTTTAAAATACTCTATTGCCGTATTTACATAGTTGTCGAAAACAAACTTGACATCAGGCAACAATATTTTCGGTTGTTCGTTGTGCAAAAGCGACTTCGTCAAGTCATAAATGCGTTTGCGATAGAACTTCTTATCTTTTTCGTAGCTTTGTTTTTTCTCTGGCGTCTTTTCATTCTTGTATTTTACATACATGTCTCGATTCATTAGATATTCGAGTGTTATCGTCGAGAGATAATCTTCGCTAGAATTCATAATAAACAATACTATACAAAAACATTATTATATTTTGCATAGTATGACGATTTACCTACAATTTGGGGTTGGGTCTGGCACATTCATCAGTTGCTGTCTAGTGCAATTGTAAAAATTATCAGTGGCGATTTTTTCTGTATTTGGGTTAAAGTTATCAAACTGCTCCTGCTTGAACAATTCTTGGAAAGGTTGCATTTCACCGTTTCGAGATGGGTCTGAACGGAAACTAAATTGATAGAGGTCGCTACTGCTGCTTGGAACATAAACAGATTTGCTACAAGATTGTAGTGCGAAAATTTGCCCCTTTAATTCTGATTCTACATTAATGTTTGAGGCAAATCCTGACCAAGGTGCTCCATTGTTTCCTGGGTTGAACACCACTTCTGTATTGTAAATGGGTTGCTGTTGCATTGGAACATTGATGGGTGCACGAGGATCAACAATCGGCATGATTGAATACTTGGTCATGACTGGTCTCACGCTCAAGTATGGTTGCAACATTTGCGATGGGATGTTTCGGTCGTATATTCTATCGTTGATTTCTCTTGTTCTAGTTGAAGACAGACCGTTTGGGTGTGGTGTACAGTTTATGTTGTATTCATTCAAGTTGGCGTTGAAATTCATTCGTCCTTAGTATACCTTTGGAAAATTAAAAATAAAATGAAAACAAATAAGAAAAAACTTCTAAATAAACTATTATCGTGCATAAAACAACTTGTTCAAATTCATTTCTTCTTCCAAACATAAATGTATTCGAGGTATTTTTCTTCATTGGTCCTTTTGCTTTTGCTCAACGGAATTCTCATGTGTTCTTTTCCCAAAATTCCCAGACAAACCCGTTCGTATACTTCTTGTGGAACATTCAAGCAATAGTGTCCGCCGCGCTTCAAGTATTGATATGTTTTTTTGAAAATCGGTCCATAAAACTCTGTATCCCATTCGTCTTTTGATTTTTTGATTGTTCCATGATATAATTCAATGTTGTAATAGGGTGGAGAAGTGAACACCATGTCATAATCCAATAGAGAATAATCAACCATCAATGCGTCTTGAAACAACAAATGTATAGTGGTGCTTGAAGATTTTTCAAGTGTTTTTACCATATCGTGATAAGGTTTCCTTAAATTCAAGTTTGAATCGATGCCAATGTATTTAGGTATATTTAATGCACATGCACCGACTAAACGACCTCCCCAACCCATCGTAAAATCAAGTATCGAATGGGGAGAAAATGTGCAATAGACATTCATCGCAACAATTGGCCGAAATATTCCGACATACCCAAAATACAATTTGAATATGGTATACCACTTGTTGATTTCTGTCGTGTTTTTCTTCTTGGACAAGAATTTTATAAAGTCAGCCACATACTTTTTCTTTTTGAATTTATCTTTGTTTTCTAGAAAATCGAAAAAATCAATACCTTTGTTTCCTACAGTCTCGAGGCGCGGAACCAGTGTGTATTGATTAATGAATTTGAGTCCACTAGGACTCCCTGGCTTGACACTGCGGATATTGTCGCAGTCGATTTTCTCCAGTTTCGCTAAATCATTTACCGCGTCTTTTTGAGTTGTGTTGAAAATACGCGTAGCAATTCTCTTTTTCTGTGTTTTGTTTAGTTTGTTCTTTTGAATGGAAATTCCTTGTATATTAAGTTGGTGTTTTTTTGTTTTTGATTTCGTTTTCATATAATATTCTCGTTTCCTATTATATGGAAAGTAAAAAACTACTGGACTACCAAAACAAAATGTTTGATATCATCATTTATATTTCGTGGGCACTCTATATATTGTTCATTACCGGTATTTCTGTGTCCGCACCAGAGTACTTGGAAACTTTTGATACCTATGTAAAAATTTATGTCTCTTTGTTTTTGTTGTGGAGATTCAACTTTTTAAGAAAAAATATGCCATTTACAGACTTGGATAGAAAAATCGGGTTTAGCGCGGGAGTATTTTTATTCACTACGAGCGCATTGAATCAAATATTGGTGAAATATCTAACAGCCATCAAGGAATATATTTCTACCAAATTTTTTTGAGTGTCTTGTTTTTCCGGTTGATGTTTTTACGAGTAAGGGTTGAACCTGTTTTTTGTTGCTTTTTGTTGAAAAAGTCTTGAAGGTATACCATCATTTTCTTGGATACAATCTTGTCAATATCATACTCTTTGTTGTTTTTTTCAACATATGAATAATCATACCGCGCCAAGGTCGTATAAATGTAATTGACAAAGTCTTCTTGTTCGTGTTCATTGACAAAGTGTTTTCCGTATTGACTCTTTAAAAATCTGTGCGTCATGACTTCAAATGTCAAGTCGTGGACATACGGCTTTACCTTGATGTAATAGACATTCTCGTGATTCATTTCTGGGTAAAATACGTCGTCCAAATAGCAAATCTGGGTGTGTTTAGGTATTTTAGTACAGTTAATAAAGTCGCGCATTGTCTTTTCATAAGTTGTTCGACACATTTCAACTTGTTTTCCTTGAACTTTGAACGCACAAATCGTGTGGGTAAATAGTTTGTAGTCAATTTTAGAATGAAAGTATTCTTTGATATGGTTCACCCATTGCCGAGTGCCAGTATTGTTGGTATAAATCATAACGCCATTGCATTCACCATTTTCAGTTTTTCTTTTCAAATACTTCAAAATGGGAAAAATATTGGGGCGCACAAATTCAGGATACAAATCCAAAATTTCATTGAAATCAAGTTGGGTGAATTCACCGGCGTTATTTTTTTTGTGTTTTTTATATAATTTCAAGGAGTCCCAAAATATTCCTAACTCTAGAAAATAGCCGAGGGTTTCGTCTAAATCAAAGATGACAATTTTAGATAATGAATTTGAGTTCTCCATACATAAAGTGGGTGTTTTTAATTTGAGTCAAAAAACAAATTTTCGTGTTTGCTTCAGTAATTTTGTTTTATTGTGATTCCTATTTATTCTGTTGTTTTACTATAGGTTCAAGTTTTTCAACTAAATCCCTACTATATTCAATTTCGGGAAAAATTACCGAGAGTCTAAATGGAACATTATCCAAGAGAGATTCTAGTTTTCTTTTATTTTTTTTGAAAACAGTTGAAAATTCATCTACATCTTCCATAGATGTAAATTTGAATCTTGATATGTTGTTTTTGTTCAAAGAAGTATGGGAAACTTCTGCACTACCTCCATAGTTGTTAGGTGGTTCTCTATTATTACCATCGTTTATTGCATTAAAGTAGTTGTAAAAGTCATTATCATCCACTAAAAATTGAGAAAATATTTCATTTATGCCACGAATTATTTCCATTGTATCAAGTCCTCCTTCTCTATTTTGTATATTATGAAATAAAGCCATGGAAGAAAAACACACATAAAATACAACAATGGAATTTACACTGTCCATCTGGTTTTCCCTTCTAATCAAATTTGTTACATTGAAAATGAGTCTGAATATTTGAATAAATAAAAAAACCGAATAACTATTTAATAGTTGTTGCCGTGCATTACTTCCAGTTAGTAAAATTTCTAAGCACATTAAAGTTCCAGTCCCTAAAATATTTGCCGTGTCAGAAACTGCAAAACTAGCAGTTCTTCTTGCAAGAGGGATTATATAGATTTGAAAAAAGTTTTCATTAGTGTTGTATTGTAAAATATCTCTGAACATGCGCATTCGGGTCTCTTCATTATCAATATCCAAAATTCGGTTGATTGTATAAACAACTTCGATTCCTTCTTCTGAAAATGGTGCTCTACACATTGGACATGTTATTTCAATAATCATTACATTAACATTATTACCAGCATTTCTTGAAGATTTTATCATTTCTATAAAACAACCTTTATGGTAGATGTGTCTACACGGGAACTCTATACCCTCGAACAAGTTAGTAAAAGTGGTATTATTGTTCAATATCATTGGGTCTAAACATATTGGACAGTCTTCAGTCGTTGAATCTAGAGAAATTTGTGCTTCATTTCCATCACTCATTCCTCCTCTAGAACGTTTTCTTTGTGGCTTGTTTTTTCGAGTCCTTTTTTTGAGGTGTTTCTTTTTATTTCTTGATTTTTTATTGATTCTTGATTTGTTATTGACTTTCATGGTGTTTTACTATATCGACCGAAAAGAAAAAAATTTTAATCTTTCGCTATAATAAGTTCTACCCTACAAATGACAATGAAAATGACAAAAGCGGATTACAAAAAAATTTTGGATTACTATGGTGAATCTATACCGAAAACAATAACACAAATGAAAAAAAAATCCAATGAAATTTTGTCTTCTAAACTATGTCGGTGCATAAAAAAAGTAAGTCCCACGAATGAAGCAAAAGCAATTGGTGTATGCACAAGAACCATTTTTACCAGAAAGAATTTGCGCAGGGGGAGCTTCAAATGTAAAAACGGTAGAAAAGTAAGCTTTAGCAAAACGCGTAAAAACAAGAAATAAAAAAGTATAATAAATAGATTCTCGTCTATTTATTATAGGTTACTCAAAATGGATGTTGAAAAGTTGTTGAAAGCACTGGATAATGACCAAAATGAGTATTTAATTCACTTGAACACGGAGAAAATAAAAAAGATGAAAATCGAAATCCTGAAAGAGTTGCACTTGTCCCAAAAAGATATTCTCGAAATTCTCGGGAAATTACGCGAATACAAGTATGTTGATGAACCCAATGAAATTCGAAACGGTGCCTATATTCGTTGGATTCCCATCACAGACCCAGAGAATGTGTACTTGACGGGAGGCGGAATCATTTGTGATATTAAGATAAGTGACCGCGGTATGATGATTGTTTGTAAAAATTTCGCCAACAAACATTACCAAATAAAAATCGAGGAGTGTTTGATTTTCCAGAAACTCTCTCAACAAGAACAAGTGTTGTTGGCGGCGTTGGACCATCTTTCCAAATAAAAAGATATTAAAGACTATGCTTTGTATATTTACAATTGAATATGCAAAGTATACGAAAAATGTTAGAACGAATCATTCCCAAGAATCCGAGAGTCGTTCATCTAGGAAGATGGAGGATAGAATACTGTGATAGAAAAATGAAACAAAAGGTGGAATTGTCCAACGAAGATCACTGTGGACCTTGTGGGCATTTCATGTTGAACAAACAAATCGAGAACAAGGTAGAGAATCCCAAAGTGTAGACTATTTTCTGTTTTTACGCGTTCGACTTTTCTTTTCACACTTACAGTCGCTAAATAACCCGGGAATGAATTTTCCAATTCGAATCATTGAAATTTCCGTGGAATGAAGCGGCTTTTTAGCAGTACCGATTTTTCTCCCATTTTTGTAATAAACGACCTTTTTGTATCCCTTCCCGTCCTTGATTTTCACATGACGCACTGTTTTTCTTCCACCGTGTTGTTTCGTTTGCATATTTGAGTAGTCAAACATCAAATCCCTACTATCTATGTATACTGGAAAGAAAAAATATTATTTCTTCGAAATGGCATTTTTCTCTCAGACTAGTATATTAAGATGTCAAGTGAACTGTTTGTGCACCTATTTCACATTCTTTTTGTGGGTTCATTATTCATCTATATTGGAATCAAACAAAAGACCATGGCCCCATGGGTGTTCAAAATGTTAGCACTATTGGGTATTTTTGTTATCATATTTCATGTGTACAAGGCCTATCTACGATTCACTGAAAAAAGAGCACTATGGGTGAATTTGTTTCACATATTGATAATTGGGCCGTTGTTGCTAGCCATTGGTCTACACGGTGAAAAAGCACCAAGATATCTCTTTGAGTTGATATTTATGCTCGGATTTGCTGTCATTGGATACCATGGATACTATTTGGCGGTCGGGCACTAAAACCCTCCATTTTATCTCTCGATAACCCGTTTTATCTGTCGATAACCCATTTTATCTGTCGATAACCCATTTTATCTGTCGATAACCCATTTTATCTGTCGATAACCCATTTTTTCGACACAACCGCCTTTACACTTTCTAAAGCGCCCTGTGTCCAACCTTGATTTTCACTAATCATTTCCCCCACCACCAATAAATTCGGCATTGGGTGCTGTGCTTCTTTGATAAACTCTTTACGATTCTTGTAGTTCCCCTTAAGTGGTTCGTAGTAGTGTGTCCCAATCGGCCAATAATAATCCTTCATATCGAGCAATTTGAGAGAACCTGCAGGCATTCCAAATGACTTCTCAAGCAAACTACAAAAGATTTCGCGATTTTCGACGCTATTTTTCAAATAAGGTTTCAGAATTATCGCACCCTCATTGTCAGTATATGCAATCATGTAAATTCCTTTCTCTTGATTTATTGGAATTATTTTGTGAAGTGGACCCGGAACTATGTTTTGTGAGCTAAAGACATATTCTTCTAGTGTAGGGATACTCGATTTCGAAAACTTTCCGTAAACTCGTAAAAAGGGTTGTCCGTGTATTTCTCTGTAAATTGGAAACTGGGGAAGTAATTTCAAAACGGAATCAATGGTTGTCGCTAAAATGAGTTTTTCACAATAATACTGTGAATTGTCTTTACAAGTAATCTCAAAATGGTTGGATAAAATGGGTTTGACCGAGACAACCATTTTGGCAAATTCCACATTTTTTTTGCCAATTTTTTCCAACAGGCGTTTCATCATTTCGTTCCATGGAATATGCAGAGCATCCCAACTCGCGTAATTGTCTTCGAACCCATAGTTGTACAATGTATCGTATGTATCTTCATTTTCATAATCCGTGTATCCTGCACAAGTAGTAAAATTTTTGTATAATTTTTCTCCCAAAAGAGGTTTCGCAAACTGTTTAAAATTCTTTTTGGAAGGTTGTTTCTTGTATTCGCTTTTCAAATATTGAATGAGTTGTTTTACATTACATGGCGGGTGAATCGTATCTGCATAGTGAAAAGTAGATTTGAATTCGTTCAAATGTATTCCTAAATCATTGCACAATTCAATCAACAAATGGTCTTTGTTCTTTCTCCCCACCCCGGCTCCTCTCACCACATCTTCCCCGTGAAATTTGTCGGTTCCTATACGACCACCGAACCATTTTTTGTGAAAACCTTCTAGAATGAGGAACCGTGTTTTGGGGGCATATTTCAGTATTTTATATGCGCTATACATACCGGAAATTCCGCCTCCCACAATAATAATATCGTAATAGTTTTTTTGTTGGGTAATCATATAATTCAATTAGAAAAGTAATTGAATTATAGTGCGTTAAAAGTTTGCGCCGAAACCAGAACCGCCTAAAAATTCGTTCGCGGCCATGATTGGAGGAGGACCTTGGTCCATTCCAGGAGTTGCTGCTCCAGGCAAAGGATTATAGTCGTTACGGAACATATTATTATAGTTTTGGGTTGTTAAATCACCCTGAGATGGTTGTGATACAGGTAATGTGCTAATCATGGTGCCTTGGGAGTCTCCTCCGCCTCCATATAATGATTGATTCATGGCCATTTGATTTGCACCGGGAGAAATTGGTTGAGAGACCTTTACATTAGCACTTCCCTTCTTTTTGCTCTTTTTGTCGTCCTCTTTTTTCCCGTTCCATAGTTCATAGATGCGCTCAGATAGAATACTTACTTTTTCTCCTAGTTTAGTTTGTAAACTCAAGACAATCACCAAAACGGCTAAAATATTCGAAGTAACATGAATGTCCGGGTGTTTTTGTCCACTATATGTGGGAACATATGTAATCATACGATGAATAATCAAGATACTCAAGAACATTACGACTACTTGGGCAATGACCTCAGCAGTTAGTTCAAAACTGCCTTTTTGATCATCTGCTTCTGGCACATACTTTTGCATGGTTTTATTCAAAATAACCACCGGTATTATGGCAATTAAAGCATACTGAATAATATTAGATATCTCGGCCTTGGACTCATCATTCATGTTGAATACATGTTTGAAGAATCCCGTATTTGAACCAGATTTTACACCGTTTTCTAAAGATTCCATTTTATTCTTAATAAATGAAAAGAAAAGAAATAAATTATTTTCGCATCAAAAAAAACCTAAACACAACCATTTCATACTATTACTAAACTTGTGATGAATCTGGAAGAACAACAATACTTGAACTTAGTCCGCGACATTTAGGAAAAAGGGAGGATGGAATGTGGGAGAAATGGCAAAATACCATTTCCTTATTTGGTGCTTCTATGCATTTCTCCCTAAAAGAAGGAAAAATACCAATTTTGACAACCAAAAAAGTCGCATGGAAAACTTGTTTGAAAGAGTTGTTCTTGCTGGTTCTTGTTTCTGTTGTATTTTGGTGATGATGTGATTTTTAATTCAATTTTTTTGTTTCAACTGTCATTAATGGTTAATGAAATTGAAATTTAATATAATATTTAATATTTTATTATATATATGGAACATGAAATAATTGATCATTGGGATCTTGAAAAAGGAAAATGTTATGATAGAGCCGAACTTTATCGTCAAGAAACTCGTGGAGAAAAAACTGTTTTATTTACAAATACTCCAACAAGATATATTGGTCAGTATGTAGGTAATTCTTGGGATCATACTACGGGTCCAATTCCACGAGAGAAAATATATTATTTTAGAGATCGTGACGGACGTACTAACTCATTGACTCGTAATTTTCATGATCCATGGCTTTATTTTCGAGAAGTTCCATGTCCGAGTTTGAGTTTGCTTGATGGAAATACAAATATTAAAAAAATACCCAGTTTAAAAAATTTAGCACTCAACGCAGTACTAAATAATCCAGATACTCTAACTAGTCATTTAAAAAATTTACCAACTGGAAATAATTTAGATCCAGATGTAGATTATAGTGAAAATTCTGGTAATGAACCTTTATTCGGTAGTGAAGAATGGAGATTGCATCTTCGTCGAAATGGGTCTAATGGGTCTTATATTCAACCGAGTAAACCGCAGCGGTCTCTTGAGCCTCCTAAGGGAGGAAAAAAATACATTAAAAAATCAAGAAAATCAAGAAAAATAAGAAAATCAAAAAAAATAAGAAAATCAAGAAAATCTAGAAAATCAAAATATTAGTCTGTATTGTTTTAATTTTTTTTAGGGGGTTTTGTTTTTGGGTTATTTGTTTGTTTTATTATTTCAAAAAATAAGACTTAAATAGATGTGTAGGTATACTTGTACTTGTACTTGTACTTGTATAATGGAAAAGGAAAACGATACGGCGGAACTTCCAAAAAAAGAAGCGAGATTAGTTGATATCCCTGTGACGGATGGTTTAGGGTATATCGCGTAAAGAATATAAAAACAAATTATTTGTTTTAAGTATCCATGAGTTCAAATAGAGCAAATGCCGCTGCAAGACAAAGACGAGCTGGTGGTGCGGAGCTAAATTCTAACCAACCGCAACCGCAAAAACAACAATCTTCCAAACAAAACATCCCTAGGCCAAAATTATCCATCTCGGACGCAATTGCCTTGATTACCCTTCGACTCGGCAAAGTAGAAAGCATTGTTTCAAATTATCAGAATGAAAATCTACAAATTCAAGTTGATGCAATGGGTCAACCTATTCAAAATGCAAAAATGATTGACGATAGTGTTTTCAAAAGTATTGTTTCTAGGTTGGATGTCTTGGAAAAGAATCAAAAAGTATTGATGGAAAACCAAACGAGTATTGCAAATACGGTGAAAACAATTGCTAGTTCTAAAAATGGTCAAACAGTCGTGAAGGACATTTCTGAAGAAAAATTAAGCATTGTAAAGGAGGATATTGAAAGTTTGAAGACTGAATTAAGACAAAACAACGATAGTATATTCAACTTGCAGAATATGGTTCAAGAGGCAAGTAAGAAAATGGTTGAAATTTCTTTGACACTGAATTCTGATGAGACAGAGGACCTGGTGGAAGGAACAATGATTGATTCGGAACAACATGAAGCGGCTGATGAAAGTGTTGATGAAGAACCTCATGAAGACACAATTGTTCAATTAGATTTAAAGGAGTTTATTCAAAATGAATTGAACGCTGATGAGTGAAGAAGAAGTATAATTTTGTAAAAACAGTTAGAATTATTTTGTTTTGAGTATACATGTATTCTGAACAACAAGAAATATCTAGTATGAGCACGATTGATGAGTCTGTAAAAAACCATTTTTTAAGCGATGAACATCACAAAAAAATAAAGAAAAATTTGTTGAAAATATGTCATCGGGACATATTAAATCGGTTGTGTTTTGTTCTTCGAGAGAATCATATTGTTTTGGATTACAGATATTTCAAGTTTATTGCTAACAAAGAGAACTACGAGGCAATCATTCTCTCCGTAATAACGGTGATGCACGAGTGTTTGCACAATAACGAAACAATGGTTGTTCACCTGAACATGAAATCCTTGACTTTGTTGGATATTGAAAAACATTTTTATTTTATTCGAGAAATATCGATAATAATGCAGCAAACTTTTCCTGACAAACTGGATAAATGTTTTGTATACAATGCACCATTTTTGTTTTCTCAACTATACAATACGATATCCATGTTTATTGATAAAAAGACCCAAAAAAAGATTGAATTAGTTTCTCTGTAAAATAGTGATTTTGATTTATAGATTGTAAATCAAAATTACCTAAAATTGTTTTTTTTTGTGTTTTTTTTCATTTTTCTTTGTATTCTTTTTGTTTTTCTTCGTTTTTGCTTTCCTCCGTGGTTTTTTCGTTCTTCAGCATCCCATTGCTGTAAAAAATTTCTGGTATATTCATCTTCTGGATGTGGTGTTATACCCTCTCTTTCCATTGTATCTCTCGCGAGTCCTTGTAAAGTTCCAACTTTTGCGTTATATACAAAATTTTTGGAATCGTTTAATAAATCAGTATTTTCTTTCAATGTATTTACTATTTTATTTCCTAGTGTTGTAATGTTATTTATTCTTTCAATTAACACCGCGTTTCCTTGAATTAGTATATCTATAGATGATATATTTTCTGGTTGTTCTAATTCTCTTCTAATCACATGGGGAGGTTTATTTTTGATGTCGTTTGTTACTTTGTATCTTGCACGTATGTTTGTTTCAACATTACTGTTGACTTTATCCAATAAAGCTATTATTTCGTCAAGCGCTTCATCACTTGATACAAAACTATTTCTACTCAAATACATATATATATATAGATATTATAAATTTGTCATTTATAAAAAAAGCAAATAAACAACTTAAAAATATTGTATATTATTATATACTATGTTTTACAGAGTTGGCTTTTTCTTGCTTGCAATGTGTGGTGTATTATGTGCTGGACCTTTTAGAAAACATCGACTCATTAACAGGGATTGTTCTTGTCAAAAAAATTTATACAAAATAACGGAGACTAAATTTGACCCAGCAGAACTTTTAGACCCAGATGTTATAGTTGACCGCATCAGGAATGAAATCAAAAAAACACTCAAGAAACTTCCCAAAATCATCATTATTCCGCCTCCAAGCGAGGAAGACTGGGAATCTGGGGAGGTTGCATGGGAACCCAAAGACCCCCCTGAAAACAGAAATGGAAATTGGTCTGGTCAAGGAATACATGTGCGACAGGTGCCACCGATGACTCCTTTAGACTTTGCCATGAGTACAATCTAAAAAATGATATAAAAACATGTGGTCAAATAATACAATACTCACAAATGAAACTATCCATTTCTGAAAAGTCAAAAAAGGATATTTTTGTTTCATTATTTCAATTATTGAAATCATGTTCCTCTATGATAACTATCATGTTTCAAGAGGATCATTTATACATTCAAGGAATGGACAGTGCTCATGTGTGTTTGTTTGATTTAAAAATCATGTATGAATGGTTTTCTTTTTTTGAAAAATCTCCGGAAGACGCGTCCACGATTTGTGTGAATAGTGGAATTCTCTACAATGTATTATCTTTTACACAGGATAAACATTGCATCAATATAGAGTATGAAGGAGACCCAGAAACGATTAAAATTTCGCTGATGGTAGAAGATGGAGCGGGTGATTATAATAAATTTTTTAAAATTCCATTAACAGATTGTGAAACTGATTTATTGGGTATTCCCGATGTGGAGTATGACGCGGAAGTTTCAATCAACTCGAAAAAAATATGTGAATTGGGGTCTCAGTTGATGGTGTTTGGAGATATTATGAATATCAAATGTACCGAGGAGGAATTTACATTGTCTTCGGAAGGAACAAATGGTACAATGGAGGTGAATGTTCCGATTGATGACTTGACTGAATTTTCGATTTCCGAAGGTGAAGAAATAATGTTGTCTTATAGTTTGAATTATTTTTACAAGATGTGTTTGACTACGAAACTTTCCACAGAAATACAATTGGGAATATGTAAAGAATACCCAATGAGAATCAAATATGATTTAGGAGAAAATAGTACACTTATGTTTTACATTGCGCCGAAAATCGATGATTGACTGACTGAAAATCGATGATTGATTGACTGAAAATCGATGATTGATTGACCGAAAATCGATGATTGATTGACCGAAAATCGATGATTGACTGAGTTGTTGATGCTCTCCAAAAAAACGAATGACGCCTGTTTTTCGTTTGTTTGACCAAATACATAATCTAATGTTTTACTAGTTATGATTAAATTATTAATTACTTTTTTTGTATTTTGTTTGGTTCTATTTTTGTATTTACACATTTATTATCATTTGAAGACGAGTGATGATTTAGAAGTTTACGAAATAGATGATTGTTCAAAGGACAAACTCGAGGAAATTTGTGAATTGAGACAGCCTATTCTTTTTGATTTTGAGTGTAGCTCAATTGTGGAAAACACCAATAAGAATGCGGTCGTTGCCAACTATAATGCCTTTGACATTAAAGTAAGAAACACGAAGGAAAAGGGTGAAAACGAAGAATTATACATGCCGCTTCTCTTGTCGTCTGCAGTAAAATTATTTTTAGAAGACACTTCAGCTGGTTACTATACTGAAAATAACAAAGAGTTTTTGGAAGAGACGGGATTGATAAAACACATGCAATACAACGACGAGTTTTTGAGACCGCCAATGGTTTCAAATTGCAATTACGATATTTTGTTTGGCTCGGAAAACACACGCACCAAGTTCCGTTTTCATTTAGACTATCGCAATTATTATACCGCGACTCAAGGTTCAGTAAGGATAAAGTTGGCGCCACCCAAATCAGCTCGCTACTTAAAAACCATTTATGATTATGAAAATTTCGAGTTTTCATCTTTGGTGAATCCGTGGTCTCCACAACCACAGTTCAAGGCGGATTTCGACAAGATGAAATGTTTAGATGTTGTCTTGAAACAAGGACAGACGCTCTTCATACCTCCTTATTGGTGGTATAGCATTGAATTCCAGAAAAATTCTTCGCTCACATCCATGCGGTACCGGACTTATATGAACAATGCGGCGATTGTTCCGCATATATGCATGTATTTTCTCCAGAATCAGAATGTCAAACGTGTTATTGTGAAGAAGGCAACAACTTCTTCAGAAAAGAATACAACAGAGATAAACGACATTGTATATGTGGAAGACGCCGGGGAAGGAACAACCAGTATTGACCAATTAGAAAGTAATGCAATATAAAATTGATTTATTTATGACTACAAAGTATCTATGTATTCATAAAACACCGAACTCAATAATGACGAAATACACTGCTGTAATAAAGAACCGAAATTATACCGAATGGTGTTTTCAAAAAACCTCCACGGGAGAAGAGGTCGTTTTGCAAGAAGTGGACCCAATCAGCCAAAAACTGTTGAATGGGGACATCTTCATAGTAGACCGACACCTTCAAATAAATATACTAGAGTCGCCTTCGAGAACCCAGAAAATACCGGCGATTCTGGTGCTTTCAAACAACAAGACCTATGGTCGTCATCCAAAAAACAACAAACTTCTCTACAAATGTATTCCAAACGACACACATCTTCCATCTTTCCTCGTTCCGTATGAAATCAAACATGTCGGGTTTTCAAAAGTTCAACAAAATCAATATGCCATCATAGAGTTTTCCGAATGGACGAAAAAACACCCAACCGGAATTGTGCTACAGGTGCTAGGAGCAGTCGACCAGAATGTGCATTTCTACGAATACCAACTCTATTGCAAAAACCTTCAAACTTCGACTCCGCGCAAGTTGAATCAATCTTTGAATACTTATTTAAAGACAACTCCAGAATCTAAATGTATCGCCGAAATTTCTGAAACCGCCCAGGACAGAACCTCCGTAAATGTCTTCTCGATTGACCCGGAATCAAGTGTTGATTTTGATGACGCCTTCAGCATTCGCGTTGATGAAACACGCGGACAAACCATCATGAGTATCTACATATCAAATGTGGTGGCCTGGATTGAATATTTCGACCTATGGAATTCATTGAGCGACAGAGTTTCAACCATCTATTTACCCGACTCAAAAAGACCCATGCTTCCGGCTATACTCTCGGACCATTTATGTAGTTTAGTTGAAAAACAGGAGCGAATCGCATTCACTATGGATATCATCATGGAAACCAACACCCTCTACATTCTCGAAATCGTCTTTTCCAATACCAAAATACGCGTCTTCAAAAATTATCGTTACCAGGAGGAGACATTGCTCAAATCCGCGGACTATAAATTGTTGGAAAAGACTACGCGACACATTTCGCAAAAACCCGGTTTTAAATACATGGAACATATCACCGATAGTCATGATGTCGTTGCCTACTGGATGGTTTTCATGAACTACTTTTGTGCCAAGAAACTCTTGGCCGAGAAACAGGGTCTGTTCCGTTCAACAATTACACGAGATTTTGTAATGCCGGTGGTTGAAAATATCCCGGAAAATGTCGCCAAATTTATCAAAATGACCAACAGTTTTACCGGTAAATACACTTGTCTCAAAGAGAATGAAACCATTGAACACTCAGTTCTACAAATGGACGCTTATGTCCACATAACATCACCCATTCGTCGTTTACCTGATATTTTGAATATGCTCAAAATACAGGAAATATTAGGATTGTGGACCCCCTCTTCACAGGCTTCGGCGTTCTATGAAAAATGGATACTTCGCGTAGACGACTTGAATGCTCAAATGAAGGCTATTCGAAATGTCCAGACGGAATGCAATATATTAGATATGTGCACTTCTCAACCTGAACTACTTGAAAAAATTCACGACGGGTATGCATATCACAAAAAAACGAGAGAAGGAGAAATTCTTACTTTCGAATACAATGTTTATCTACCCGAATTGAATATTTGTTTGAAAATATATTCAGGAGAAGACCTCCCTGAATATAGTTTTGGAAAATACAAATTGTATGTCTTTAATAATGAAGAGAAAATGAAGAAAAAAATTAGAATTCAAAAAAAAGATTTATAAAGGCTTGTATTCCGACTCGGATATTTCCGAGTTGTGTGAGCCATGATAATATCTGATTCGAGGCTCTTTAATATAATGTCTTGGGTCAACCAACAATGTTAAAATATAACCCCAAATAGGTAAATCCCCCCACCGATTGCTCAAAATACAATTGGATTTTTTTATTTTGTGGAGAACCTTCTGGACATTCTCGTTGTTTCTAAAATATTGAATGTTCACCAACATTACATTTGTGTATGGTCCTGCCTCCACTTTTTCAATATAGGGTTTGATGTTGTTTTCTCTCAAAAACTCGCGGAACAAATCCTCCATTCCAACCATTGCTGTAGGATAATCCATTCCAGGAACCACTTTGCCCTCTTCATTCACATTGGTTGATTGATAGTAGGGAGAAGCAAAGTGGACCCCTCTAGATTTGTATTCTTGGACTAAATTTGGTTCCATGTATTTCAGATGACAATCTTCGTCAATACGAATCACATAGTCGTATTCTTTCAAATATTCCATAAAATCAATACTCCAGAAATAACACATGTTTTTGTAGCCTATCCCGAATTGTTCTGAATACTTGGTTGGAGGGCATTTTTCGTCATTTCTCTTTGGACTGTAAAATTTCACTGGAACAAATATGAGTGGCAATAATGGCTGTTGTTCCTGAATATGTTTTTGTTGCTGTTTAGTGATGTTGCCTTCATGGAAGATAATGATGTCATAATTCGTTGGGTCATTTACCTTGAAGTAAAATTGAAGATAAATACACTGATTACGAATAATAAGTTTCTCGTAGTCCGCAGTATTATTGTATCCTCTGGTGAGAACGGCAATCACATTTTTTCCCATGTCTACTAATTATATATTATATATTTTTTTATTTCATTTTATCGATAACAACCTCCTTTGCGACATTGCGAATGATTTTCTTGTAGTATTCCTGGTCCTCGGCTTCATCGCGTCCACCCATGGAATAACACACCATTCGCATATATTTATCGTGCAACTTGGTTTGCGTGTTTTTCGAATCTGGATTATGGTCCATCCAATCGGGGATTTGCTTGACATTCTTGGCGGCTATATACTTGATGGCTCGAATGAGTTTTTCTCTCGAGAAGTCGTTTACCCATACATTATTGTCCTTGACATAAAGAACTTCACGCTTCGCATCAGTGCAGTGAATCGGGCGGCGATGAACCTCGAGTTCCATCAAGTTTCGCATGATGATTCGGGTCATCGACTCCACATAACCATACTTCCCAAAATTCTCAAAATCGGAGTGCTGAACCTTGACATAATCGATGAATTCCTGAATATTCATGGCATCTTTGCAAGTTTCGTTCAAGAAAAAGTTCAAGTTAAATTTGTTGTTCATGGTGTTATTGTTGATAGTACCGTTGTTTGTAATGGATTGGTTATTGGCTAGTTCTAACATTTTGGTATTTTGTTCCAACATGATTTTTTTGAATTCTTCATTTTGTTTCATTAAATCCATAAACATTGTTTTCAGGTCAAAGTCTGCATCACAACTGCCAATATTTTCTGTTGATTTCTCTTTAGAACTATGGTGTTTTTTGTTATGTCTCCATATTCCAGAGCGAGAATTGAATGTTTTTTTACAAATAGAACATTCATTTTTAGAGTCAGTTTTTTCTACATTGTTCAAATCCGGATTTTGAGTAAAAAGACATTTTACATTGCTATTTGTAGCTTCATTGGACTTTTCCAACCATAGTGAGTGTTTCTTGGTTCCTAAGTGTCGTCGATAATCATTTTTGTTATAGCATTTAAACTCACAAATGCTACAGTAAAATCTTTGCGATAGTTCGGGTTTTTCATTGTTGTTTGGATTACTCAAAACTGTTGCTAAATTGTTGCCGATTGATGCCATATTCTATCAATAGAAAATATTTTCAAGAAAAAACACGAAAAAATTATGCTGCGAAACTGAAAATTATTTTTTTGGTGTTGAGAGCATTCCAGTCACAAGGGAAGATTTTGAGGGTATTTTCAGGGTTTAAAACGGCTTTTTCAAAAAATGGACATTTATAAATGTC